GATATTACTTATGTTTCCCTTGGGAACGGGGTTATGTTACATGGCCTTAAAGATAAGATATGGCCGGCATATCAAGAGGTACAAGCATCGAATTTATCGAAGTCTTGTAGCACTGAGAAAGAAGCCATGGAAACTGTCACCCTCCGCTCTAAAGAACAAGCTGAGCCATGTCATTATGAGCAGGTAGAGGATAGATTTGTTGTATACAGAACAAGGGATAGAAAAGTTATGAAATCAATAAATTATTTTAGACCTAATTTACGTCAATTTTTTACTGAAGAAGAAATAGACAAATGTAGACCTAATTACGATCCTGGAACTATTATATAATGTATAAAAAGTGTTACGCTAGTAGAATAAAAAATAACAAATATAAGATCCATTTATGGGATGATATTGGTTATGATGAAATAGTTTGGTATGACACTGCTTATGAACAAGATAAAGATGGAAAGTATATTGGAGTTGATGGAATAAAATTGAGTAAGACAACTAAATGGGATAGAAATGATCTTGGATTGTATTTTCAAGATATGAAACCTCACCAAAAATATTTAGTTGAAAGATATGGTACTGCAGATGAACCTTCAACTTCACATAAGGAATTATTTTTTGATATTGAGTGTGAAATAGGAGGTGCCTTAACTGAAGAATATATTGAAAATGCTCCAATGCCTATTACATCTATCGCTTGGTGGTATAAACAAAAAGACGAGTGGGCTATATTAATATTAGATAAGAAAAATCAATTAAAACATACTAAGGCAAGAAATAAAGAAATTATACCCTGTAAAACAGAGGCTGAATTACTTGCTGCATTTTTAGAAAAATTTAGAGAAATAGATCCTGATATCTTAGTAGGTTATAATAGTGATTTCTTTGATATACCTTATCTATATTATAGAATGTGTAATGTAATAGGAGAAGAATGGGCTAATCATTTATCACCCCTTACTAAAGTTAATTATAAAAAGAATAATGATTATTTCTTTAAACGAAACCAATTTGTAGATATTATAGGAGTTGAATCTTTAGACTATATGAGATTACATAAAAAATATAGTTGGAAAGATGAACCCAGTTGGAAGTTAGATGCTATTGGAGAAAAATATGCTGGTGTAAATAAAGTAGAATATGAAGGTAATTTAGATCAATTATTTGAAACAGATATTCATAAGTTTATTCAATATAACTTTCGTGATGTAGAAATACTTAAATTGTTAGATGAAAAATTACAATATTTAGCTTTAAGTAAAAACTTATCTCATAAGGGTAAACATAATTATAGTGAGGTTTATTCTAATAGTATTACACAAGATGGAGCTATATCAGCTTACTTATTATCTCAGGGGATTATTCCACCTGCTAGGCATAAAAATCCTAAAGCTAAAAAAGGTTATGCTGGTGGTTATTTATTTTGCCCTAAAGCAGGATTATATAAGTACATGTTTGATGAGGATTTAACATCGCTATATCCATCTATAATTATGTCTTTAAACATAGGTAGAGAAACTTTCAAGGGGCGTATTATAGATGCAGATGATCGCAATAATAGATTGGGTTTAAACGATTTAAAAGAACGCGATCCTGAAGAAGAATTATTAATAGAAAATGATAAAAAACAACAAACTAGAGTTAATGTAGGTAAATTAATAGCCATGATTGAACAAAACAATTTTGCAATTTCAGCTAATGGTTGTTTATTTTCTACTAATAAAGAATCTACATTATCAACTGTTTTGAATAAATGGTTTGATGAAAGAGTAAAATATAAAAATGAAATGAAAAAAGCATTTAAGTCAGGAGATAAAGAAAAAGGTGCTTATTATCATTTAATGCAATATACAATGAAAATTTTATTAAATAGTTTATATGGTGCCACAGCATTACCTGGATTTAGATATGGTCTACCAGAATCTATTTTAAGTGAATCCATTACCTTAACAGGTTGGAGAATAATTCAGGAAAGTGCTTTATGCGCTAATAGACATATGAATAAAGTAATTAAAAATGAAATTAAATTAAATATATAAATTATGAAAAATGTAAAACCACGAGAAGTTTTTGGTCACTATCAAATACTATTTGATCCTCTTTTTAAAGCTTATGATTTATTTGTCACTAGTCTTGAGGATACAGTTGAATTTGAACAAGAACCAATATCATCAAGACCAGTAAAACCTGAAGTAACATTTACACAAGCATCAGAAGATAATGATTGGAAATTTTCCATGAACTTAACTTATGATTTTAGTGAAAATCCAAATAAGGAAGTAGTTTCTGATTATTTTAACAATCTTACTTCAGATACTATAGATCCAATGCCAAAAAAATTATGACTCTAAAAAAACAATCCATTAGATCTAATATGACTATCTTTGTTGATAGAAAATTAATATCTAAAGAGGAGTTAATTAATATGAGTACTCTTTGGAGTGAAAATCAGGAATCATTTTTTAGAAAAATGTTAAAACAGGGAGGCAAGTTTAAAATTAATGGAGTGCCCTTTGAAGTACAATTGGAACAAGATAATAGGTTAAGATCTGACTATACTAAAGATAGTGGAGTTAAAAAAATACCAGGTGAGGATGGCAGGTTCTAAAATTAAAATTTCTAACGGTGAATTAATGGATAGAATCTCTATCCTGGAGTTAAAAATGCTAAGGATAGAAGATCCTGCTAAATTAGCAATCGTTAGAAGAGAGTTTTATGAAATAAATCCCCTTTGTGTTTCCTTATTTACTAAAAATGATAGCTCACTTCAAATCTTATATTTGGAATTAGCTAGAATTAATGGTCTTTTATGGGATTTAGAAAATGAAGTTAGGAATATTAAAATTAAAGATAAACAATTTATTAAATCTTCTAGAAAAATATTTCAATTAAATCAAACTAGAAACCAAATTAAAAATGATATTAATTCTATAACAGGTGATGATTATAGAGATATAAAAGAATATGAATTACAATAAAGATTTGGGATTAATTTATTGGGCTACTGCTGGCTGTGCTAGTAGAGTTGGTTTAGGTGTATTTGAAAGTTTAGGTGATAGATATACCTGGTATCCCTGGTTAAATGAGGAAAAATTATTAGATTTATTCTTACATGATCAAGGTATTCCTCCTTTTTGTGATGATTACCAAATTATTTGTGCTATAAGAAATCCATATACTAGAGCGGTTTCTGCTTATATTGATCTAGTGGATGAAGGATATAGTAAGAGTTTTAAGGAATATTGTTTTCAAGATAGATATAATAATTACCCTAATGATAAAGATTTATTTTATTGGTATGAATGGAAAGATTTAAGAGTTCCTGATTACTTTATAAGACTAGAACATATGAATTTAGATTGGAGAAGTATTCCTTTACTTGAAAATAAATTAAATAATATAGAAAACTTAACCAATGTAAATCCAGTTGCTGGTGAAAAACCACTTGATGAATATGACGTGAATGGGCACCAAAAAGTTACTAGATTTATGGATCAAGAAGTTGCTGACTTAATATACGATAAAGATAAAGTAATATTTGATTTAGGTAAATACGATAAAAATAGTTGGAAATGAAATATTTAGAAGAAACGCCCTGGTTTATCTGCGATAAAGAGGATACTAATTATTGTGCTTATGTGGACACGGATTCGAACTATTTTAATGCTGAACCTATTTTACTTCATTTGGTTCCTAATTTTGAAGAGCTCTCAGATGAAGAAAAAGATAGCAAGCTGGAAAAAGTTGCTTTGGCCTACCAAGATATTATAACAGATCATTATGATCAGTTAGCCAAAGATTGTTTTAATGTTTCTTCTCATAGATTAGAAATGAAAACAGAATGTGTTATTCGTTCTGCCTATTTTAGAGCTACTAGAAGATATGCTCAATGGATTACTAAACAAGAAGGTATTGCTAAGGAAACTTTAGATATTAAAGGTTTAGAATTTATGAAGGCTAATTTTCCTCCTATTTTAGGAGAATTTTTTAATGATATATTACAACAAGTATTAAAGGGAGAAGAAAAGGATTCTATAATTCAACAAATTAAAGATTTTAAAGCTAAAATATTAGATGGAACTATTTCATTAACTAAATTAGGTAATCCAACAGCAGTAAAAAAATTGCAAAAATATTCAGGCCAAAAACCCCGAGCAGGAGAATTATTTACTGAAATATTAAAAGGAGCTCCTGCACCAGTTAGGGCAGCTATTCGTTATAATGATTTACTTAAATTATGGAAGTTAGATAAAAGGTATAATTTAATTACTATGGCAGATAAAGTTAAGTGGATTTATTTAAAAGATAATCCTTATAAAATAGAATCACTAGCATTTTTTGATTATGAAATGCCTGATAAAATTAAAGACTTTCTAAATTTATATGCTGATAGAAAAAAAGTATTTGATTCTATATTATTAAATAAATTAGAGGGATTTTTCAGTGATTTACAATGGAATTTAGATTTAAATCCTTATATAAATGCATTTGATTCCTTTGAGGTATAAAATATTTTTCGTATATTGAAGTTATGGTAAATAAAAACACATTACAGTCATTTATAGCAAAGTATTATATAAATGGATTAAACAACCAGGTTAAATGGAGAATAAAAGATAATAAATTAACTGTCTATGCTGGTGAATCAGGTAGAGTATGTAGAGTTATTTTAGATAATTTTAGTTTTGAGGATTGTGAAATTGGAGTATTTGATACTAATAAATTAATAAAACTTATAGCTATTACAAATGGAGATTTATTACTATCTTCTGAAAAACAAGGTGAATTACATACTAAATTAAATATATCAGATGCTAATTATGAATTAGCTTATGCTTTAGCTGATACATTAATAATGGGTAAAACACCTTGGTATAGTGATCCTAAAGAGGGATTTGAAATTAGTTTATCTTTAGGTAGAGAAGAGGTAGACAATTTAATTAAAGCAAAAAATGCACTTAGTGATGTAGATAATATGTTAATTCAAGTAACTAAAGACTTAGATGGGAATTTAGTATGTGAATTTTTATTTGGTGATAATACTGGATTTTCAAATAAAATTACTTATCAAATACAGGGTACAATAACAGACGAAGATGTTAGATTACCCTTTAATTCTGATATTTTTAAAGATATTTTAAACGCTAATAAAGATATAGATGATTGTTCTATTAATATTTCTAAACAAGGAATGATGAAAATTGCATTTGAAGGAGATATAGACAGTATTTATTATATAGCACGTAACGAGTAAAAAAATGGCAAATATAAAAGAAACAGATAGTAGCCCAGGAGAAGATTGGGGTCAAATTCATTCTAATAGATTTAAAATTAGTACTGAACAAAAAAGAAGATTAATAATAGTAGATGACTTCTATGAAGACCCTCATGCTGTTAGAGATTATGCTTTAAAACAATATTATTTTGATGATGAAGGTTATCTTGGTATGCGAACTAGAAAACAACATTTTTTTGATGGTGTAAAAGAAAGATTTGAAGAATTACTAGGTATGGAAATAGTATCTCCTGAAGATTGGGAGGATTATGGTATGAATGGTAGATTTCAATCTTGTATAGCCGGAACATCTAGAGTATACCATTGTGATCAACAAAGATTTGCTGGCATTGTTTACTTGACACCTGATGCTCCGGTTGGTGCAGGAACTAGTATGATGCAACATAAAGAAACTAAGTTAAGACATAGTCAAGAAGAAGTAAATGGACATAATATTAATTCTGCTTTTAATCAAGATACATTTGTTGATCCCTATCCTTATGAATTAGTTGATACTGCAGGTAATGTTTTTAATAGGTTAGTTATTTTTGATGCTAGATTAATCCATTCAGCTGGAGATTATTTTGGCCATAATATTGAAACTGGAAGGTTATTTCAAATGTTTTTCTTTGATGCAAGAACAAGAAGTGCCTTTGATGCAGAAGATGGGGCAGGGAAAAAATAAAAAACCAGACATGTTTGCTGAAAATAAGGCTATTATGCCTTATGGTGATAGTGTAAGTGCTCCTTCAATTATTCCCACTGATTTAACAGCTTATAAACAAGAAAAAGTTATAAAAACGAATCATTATTTTGAATCTCGTTTTAATGAAATAAAAGAAGAATATAGAAAATTAATTGAAGCCTATAAATGGAACGAACTAGTCTATAATAGTGATTTTAGGTTTGAACCAATTAAGGGCCACATTTACCATCTATATCAAAGGAAAGAAGATGAAACTTTATTTTTATCATTAATAGGCCCTGATGAATGGAATCAAATATTTATTGGTTCATTTAGATTAGATTCAGATGATAAATGGACAAAAGTAAATTAAAAATTACTTGGAGAAGTGAATTTTTCTTATTATGTTATATATGTATAATAAACAAAACATTGTAGCTAGGGCACAAGTTGTGTTTTAAATTAACCGAGAGCTTCGGCCTCACAAAATAAAAATGATATGAGTACATTAGAAATCTTTGAAAGGCATATAAGTCCTTTCGACATCCTTTTTAGGAATCACTTTAAATCTGACAGCACATTTCAACCTGTTGGAAATTTCAAACAACCACATCCACTTAATATTTTCTTTGACGATACAGGACTTCATTTTGAAGTTGCTTGTACTGGTCTTACTAAAAAAGACGTAGTCTTAGATATTGAAGGGGATACTTTAAAAATAAGTTATACTAAACCAGACGATGATAAATTTCATGATGGAATGATTCATAATGGTTTATCTAAAAAATCATTTGATTTAAGGTATAAAATAGCCCCTAAATTTAATTTAGGAAATATTGATGCTACTTTAGCAAATGGTCTATTAGAAATTTTTATACCTTTAGCTGAAGAAGCTAAACCAAAATCTGTTAAGATTAAATAATAGTTTTATTAAAAAAACGTGTCCTAGCAAATGTTTTTTTGTATATTGTAGTTATGAATAAAATCAAACAACTTACGACAATTGAGGATCCAAATTTGGAACCTTATTTTATAACTAAGGATGATCATTGTTATACAGTTCAAATGAGAGTTAAACCTAATTCCAATCACTTTAGAACAAAGGGTAAAGGTAAGGAATATATTAAACCTCAATGTTACTGGCCTAATTTATCAGGTGCTCTAGATTGGATTGCACTAGAATTATTACATGATAAAAAACAACATGAGTCATTAACTGAAGTTATTAATGAATTTAAAAGTATTGAAAAAAGAATAAAAAGTTTTACAAATGAATTTAGAAGCACTATTTGACGCAGTTATAGTTAAACCTATTGAAAACGAAGAAGTTACTTATGGAGGTATTATTGTACCAGATATGGGTAAAGAATTAAATGAAGTAGGTGAGGTTTTAGCTGTTGGTCCTGGTAAACATACCCACTCAGGGGAATTTTTAAAAACAACAATTAAAGTAGGAGATAGAGTAGTTTTACCTACTATGGGATTTACTAAACTTCAATTTGATGGAGAAGAGTATTATGTTGGTCCTGAAAATCAAATTTTGGCTAAAGTTAAAATCCCAGTAGAGGATATTTTAGCTCAAACTGAAATAACTGAGGAAGATAAAGAAAATTTAACTGATATAAGTAATTAATATGAAAAAAGTAGAATTTGGAAAAGAAGCAAGAGCTAATTTATTAACTGGAATAGATATTTTAGCTGATGCTGTTGTTTCTACCCTTGGCCCTAATGGTAGAAATGTAGTTTTAGGTAAGGGTATTATTGAAGCACCTCAAAGTACTAAAGATGGTGTCACTGTTGCTAAAAGTATTGTTTTAAAAGAACCTAATCAGGAATTAGGAGTTCAGTTAATTAAATGGGCGGCCATTAAAACTGCAGATAGAGCAGGTGATGGAACAACTACCTCTACTTTATTAGCTAGGGATATGATTAAGGATGGAGTTGTGGCTCTTGATAATGCTGAAAATGCAGTTCAAATTAAAAGAGATATTGATAAAGCAGTTAAAAATGTTATTTCTGAACTTAAAAATATATCTGAAGATATAGAGGATGAAAATCAATTAGAACAAATTGCTACCGTTTCTGCTAATAATGATAATGAAGTAGGTAAATTAATTGCCACTGCTATTGAAAAAGTAGGACAACAAGGAGTAGTACATATTGAATCATCTAGAACTGGAGATAATTTTATTGAAACTGTAGAAGGTATGCAATTTGGAAGAGGTTATAAATCACCTTATTTTGTTACTAATAATGATGATATGACTGCAGTATTAGAAAATCCAGCTATTCTTATTGTTGATGGTAGGTTATCTTCTGTTAAAGAATTATTACCTATTTTAGAAGCAGTAGGTGCTCAAGGAAAATCATTATTAATTATTGCAGAAGATATAGATAATGAAGCATTAGCAACTCTTATTGTTAATAAAATGAGAGGTACATTAAGTGTTTGTGCTGTCAAAGCTCCTGATTTTGGTGATAGAAGAAAAGTTGTACTTGAAGATATAGCTATTACTACAGGTGGTACTGTATTTAGTAAAGATAAGGGAATGAAATTAGATAAATTCTCTTGGGATTGGTTTGGTGAAGCTAGAGTTGTTACTGTAGAAAAAGAACAAACTACTATTGTTGATGGTAAAGGAGAGGCTGAATCAATTGAAAAACGTATTTCTGAAATTGAAAAACAAATAGATAAAGCAAATACGCCTTATGAAATTGAACAACTACAAAATAGGTTAGCTAAATTTGTAGGTGGAGTTGCTATTATTCATGTTGGTGGATTTACTGAAACTGAAATGAATGAAAGGAAGGATAGAGTTGATGATGCATTACATGCTACAAAGGCCGCTATTGAAGAAGGAGTACTTCCTGGTGGGGGTGTTGCTTTATTATATGCTAGAGAAAGTATTAAAAATTCTAATACTACTGGGGGGCAAATTGTCTATAAAGCATGTGGTAAACCATTTGAACAAATTTTAGTTAATGCTGGTTATGATAAAACTGATGCTCAAGTAATGGGGAAATATAAGTTAGTTGATTCAGGTAATGATCATTGGGCTGGTATTGATATAGATAAAGGTAAAGTTATTGATTATAAGGAAGCAGGTGTAATTGATCCTACTAAAGTAACTAGATTAGCTTTACAAAATGCAGCTTCAGTAGCTGGTACTGTTTTACTTACTGAATGTACTATTACTGAGGATAAAGATGCAGAAGAATTTAAAGAAAATGGTTACAATCAAGGTGGAGTTCCTCATCCTTCGGTTGGAATGTAGTAAAAAATTTCGTATATTATAGTTATGTCTAAAACAAAGGTTATAGAAGAGAATATTTTAATTGCTCGCAGAGTTCCACCAGGTGATAAATGGAGACTTGTTGCAAATGAACCTGATGGACCAATCCATAAAACGCTTACTGATACCTTGGAAGCTTATATGGTTAAAACTGGCTTTAAGGGGGAGTATAGATTGGCTCCCCTTAAAAGTGAGTTATATGCTATTTCTACAACTGAAGAAGAAGTAAAACCTGAACCAATTAAACAATATTCAATTTATGGAGAATACTGATCATAGTTTATTAGTAGAAAAATATAGACCTAATATATTAGAAAATTATGTAGGTAATAAAAATATCAAATCTGTAATATCTAAATATCTAGAACAAAACGATATTCAAAATTTTATATTTTATGGCCCCGCTGGTACTGGAAAAACTACATTAGCTAAATTAATAGTAAATAATTTAGAATGTGATTATGTTTATATAAATGCTAGTGATGAAAGAGGTATTGAAACTATTAGAGATAAAGTATCTAGCTTTGCTTCTGTAGCATCATTTAAACCACTTAAAGTAGTTATATTAGATGAAGCAGATTTTCTTACTATACAAGCTCAAGCATCATTACGTAATATAATAGAAACATTCTCCAGAACTACTAGATTTATTTTAACTTGTAATTATGTGGAACGAATAATAGATCCACTACAATCAAGATGCCAAGTATTAAAAGTAGTTCCACCAACTAAAAAAATTACAGCACTTCATTTACTTAAAATATTAGACCAAGAAAATATAAGACATACAGATGAAGATATAATTAGTATTGTAAATCAGTTTTATCCTGATTTAAGGAAATGTATTAATGCTATTCAAGCTAATACTGTTAATTCACAACTTAAATTAGATGAATCCGTTTTGTTTTCTTCTAATTATGTAAATGAAGTAATAAGTGAATTAGGTAAAGATAAACCTAATTTTAAAAATATTAGGCAAATAATTGCTAATGCTAATACAGATGATTATGAAGAATTATTTAAAGAATTATTTGATAGCGCAAGTGAATATTTACCAGGTAAGGAGGGTACAGTAGCTAGTTTAGTTAATGACCATCAGTACAAAGCTAATTTCCGAATAGATAAGGAAATTAACACTATGAGTTTAATCAATAATTTAATTTTACAAAAATGAAACCAGGAAACGTAGGAGGACAAGGGCCTCAACAAAGACAGATGCAAGTAGATTTAACTACTACTACAGCTGTTAAAAATTCAAAGGGTACAAGTGTATTCAAATCTGCAGTTATATTAAGAAAAATTTCTAAATATGTAGCTGGAACAGATGCTGATGCTATAATGCCTATTCCAGTATTTATTGATCCATACAATGATAAAATTGTAGCAGATGGATTGCCTATGGAATTAAGGGAAGAATTAGCAGATGAAAGTTTTTTGACTGAACAAACAAATGATTAAAAATATTTGGGATTGGCTAAAACAAATAAATTATATTAAGGCCGATCCCTCTTCTTTTTCTGACAAGGATTGGGATATTTGGAATAGTTACATGGTACATAGATTCATTTCAATGAATCAAGATTATGTAGATATAGTAAACGAAGTACAACAAATGCATCCTCAAAGTAAAAAAGAAATTTATTCTATTTATAAGGAATATATTCCTAAAAATAATAAGTGGAATAAATATATTAAATCAAATGTTAAACAATATAAATCTGATCTATTAAAATACTTATCTCAATATTGGGAGTGTTCTCAAAATGAAGTAAAGGAATATTTAAATTTCTTGGATGATAGCGAAATACTTCGTATATTGAATAGATTAGGTGTACAACAAAAAGAAATAAATCAATTATTATGAACGTAGAAGTATATAAATTTTTAAAAGCAGAAGCTGAAGCAGATAAAGCTAAAGCACTAGCAAGTATTAAATTACTAACTGGACATCCAGCTGGTATTGGTGATCACTCCACTAAGGATTATTGGGATAACTGTAACGAAGCCCTTAAACTATTAGCATCCTCAGAGGAAAGATTAGAAATACTAGAAAAATATTTTAATACAGCTCCCCCCGCTGATAATAAAGAACAAATAAATGGGTGATAGTGTAAGTAAATATTACGAATTAGTTAGTGAAGAAGAATTTGATAAAACAGTGAAAAAGTTAAAGAAAAAAACCGTTGATGGTTTAGGTGTTGTAGAGTTATTTGAAACCGAATATCCTGAATTAGCTGATGAATTTAAATCAATACAATCAGAAATGTATGAGATGTTTGCTCGTAAGCATTTGGATTATGGTTTAAATAATATTGCATTAGGTGGTGACTTAACTGATAAAGCTGATAAAAAATTTTCATTAACAGGTTTATGCATCAGACTAACTGATAAAATATCTAGACTTAAAAATCTTCTTTCTAATGGTAAAAATTATGTGAAGGGGGAAAGCATGGAAGACACGTTTATTGATATAGCTAATTATGGAATTATTGGCTTATTAGTAGGTCGTGATAAGTGGAAAAAATAATTTATGCCTAAAAAGGTACCTAAAATAGTTAGGGAGATTCAAAATAATCCCCCCGAGGAGATAAACTTTGCTTTTCAAAGAAATATATCTTATTCCCAAATGTCTATTTTTAGGAGCTGTGCTCATAGATGGAAGCTACAATATAAAGATAAGATTAAGAAGTTTGATTCTTCAATTCATACTGTATTTGGAACCTCAATCCATGAAAGTTTACAGCATTACTTAGATGTAGCTTACGAAAAATCATTTGCGGCGGCAAATCGGGAAATTGACTTAAATGAAGATTTTCAACATAGATTTATAAGTGAGTATCAATCACAATACAAAAAAAACAAAAACACCCATTTTTCAGATGCTGGTGAAATGAGAGAATTTTTTGAAGATGGTGTAGCTATTTTAGATTGGTTTAAAAAAAAACGTAGTAGATATTTTAATAAAAAAGGTACTTATTTAGTGGGTTGTGAGGTACCAATTGTAATTGCTCCAAATAAAATGTTTAGTAACGTATTATACATGGGGTATCTAGATGTTGTCACATATAATGAGAGAACAGATACATTTAAAATAATAGACATAAAGACCAGTACTAAAGGTTGGAATAGTTATGCTAAAAAAGATGAAAATAAACAATTTCAATTATTATTATATAAACAGTTTTTTTCGGAACAGTATAATATTCCTTTAGATAAAATAGAAATTGAATTTTTTATAGTAAAAAGAAAAGTATTAAGTTGGGATGATAGTAATATTATGTCACCCCATCAAGCGTATAGAGTTCAAACTTTTACTCCCCCTAGCGGAAAAATAAAGTTAAATAAAGCAAAAACTGCTATTAATGAATTTATAAAAGAATGTTTTAATAGTAATGGTAATATCAAAGAAAAAAATTATCCTGCAACTCCATCAAAATGGAATTGTACTTTTTGTCCTTTTAAAGAAGAACAAGAATTATGTGGAGAAGGAATAATTTATTGATATTTTGATATATGTATAAACGAATATAAATGTTATCAAATAATTAAGATTATGGCAAATAAAAAACCAATGACACTAACAAGTGTTAAAGTTCAAACTGATCTATTTAATGATTTCAAAATTGAGTGTGTTAAGCGAAAGTTTTCATTTCAAAAACTTGCTGATCGTACTTTATTTTTGTATCTTACAGATGAGGATTTTCGTAAGAAAATAACCAATCAAATTAATTTAGAACTTTAAATTAAATCATGAATAAAAGTTATAAACACATACCAAAAGATAAACGTAAAAAAATCTTATTGGTAACAGATGATATTAGAGTACATTCTGGTGTTGCTACTGTTGCTAGGGAGATTGTAATTAAAACATGCCACCATTATAATTGGGTACAAATAGCAGGTGCTTTAAAACACCCAGATGAAAGAAAAAAATTAGATATTAGCGCCGATTGTAATAAGTATGCTGGTATAGATGATGCCTCAGTAATGCTTTATGGTGTTAACGGTTATGGAAACCCAGAAATTTTAAGAGGTGTAATTGGGGCTGAAAAACCAGATGCAATATTTTTAGTCACAGATCCAAGATATTTTCGTTTTATTTTTAATATGGAGCATGAAATTAGGAAAAATATTCCTATAGCTTATCTTAATATTTGGGATGACTATCCTGCACCAATGTATAATCAGGCATTTTATGAATCATGTGATTTATTAATGGGTATTTCAAAACAAACTGTTAATATTAATAGGTTAGTGTTAGATGATAGAATTGGTAATAGAATTTTAAAATATGTTCCTCATGGGTTGGATCATAATATTTACAAACCAATTCCTGATGATAATGAGGAATTAATTAAATTTAGAAAAACTATTCTGGGGAATAATCATAAAGACATAGATTTTATAGGTTATTTTAATTCAAGAAATATTAGAAGAAAACAAATACCAGATACTATGATGGCTTTTAGACACTTTTTGGATCAACTCCCGGAAGAAAAAGCACATAAGTGTAGATTAATTTTACATACTGAACTTTCTTCAGATCATGGTACAGATTTAGTAAGGGTAAATGAATATCTATTTGGAGAAAAATATCCAAATGCCGTTATATTTTCAACTCATAAACTTACACAACCTCAATTAAATATGTTATATAATATAGCTGATGTTCAAATGTTATTAACTTCAAATGAAGGTTGGGGATTAACAATAACTGAAGCTATTTTAGCTGGTACACCTATAATAGCTAATACAACCGGAGGGATGCAAGATCAAATGAGATTTACTGATAATGAAGGTAATTGGTTTACTCCTACCCCAGAAATACCATCTAATCATAGGGGTACATTTAAAGAACATGGTGAATGGGCATTTCCAGTTTACCCTGCTTGTAGATCCATCCAAGGTTCTCCTCCTACACCTTATATTTTTGATGATAGATGTAGATGGGAAGATGCTACTGAAAGATTATTAGAAGTATATGATTTAGGTAGAGATGAGAGAAAAAAGAGGGGATTAAAGGGAAGAGAATGGGCTATTAGTGATGAAGCAGGGTTTACATCTGAAAGACAGGGGTTAAGAGTATTAGATGCCCTTGATGAATTATTTAAAACCTGGGAACCTAGACCTAAAATTGAAATAACTAATACTAATGATTACAAGGGTCATTTTTTAAACCATAATATAGTATACTAATGAATAAACCACTTTTTTATATAAGTTGTCCTTTTGATACCTACAGTGGTTATGGGGCAAGAGCTAGAGATATTGTTAAGGCAATAATTGAATTAGATAAATATGAAGTAAAACTATTATCCCAAAAATGGGGTGATACGTCTTGGGGTTTTTGTGAAGACCATGAATCATGGAAGTTTTTACATGATTATTCAGTACCTAATGTACCTCAGGGTGTTCAACCAGATATTTGGATGCAAATAACAATCCCTAATGAATTTCAACCTTATGGTAAATTCAATATTGGTTGTACTGCAGGTATTGAAAGTACTGGATGTCAAGGAGATTGGGTTGCTGGCTTAAATAGAATGGATATGAACTTTGTATCTTCCAAACATAGTAGAAATATATTCCAAAATCTTGAATTTGATACTATAGATGAAAGAACTAAAAAACCCACTGGTAAAAAATTAAAATCCGAGAAACCTATTCATGTGATATTTGAGGGGGCAGATTTAGACACCTATAAGTTTATTCCATCTAGTGAAAATAATTTAGATTTAAATGAAATAAAAGAATCATTTTGTTTTTTATTTGTTGGAATGTGGATGCAAGGTGATTTAGGCCATGATAGAAAAAATGTTGGTTTTATGATTAAAACGTTTTTTGAAACATTTAAAAATAAAAAAATCAAACCGGCATTAGTTCTTAAAACATCTACTGGTTTAGAAAATTATATGAGTAGAAATGAAATACTGGATAGAATTAAAAGAATAAGATCTCAGGTTAAAGGAGATTTACCTAATGTTTATTTAATTCAAGGTGAATTTTCTAATAGTGATATGAATGAATTATATAATCATCCCAAAATTAAAGCTATGATAAGTTTTACTAAGGGAGAAGGGTTTGGTAGACCATTATTAGAATTTTGTTTATCTAAAAAACCAGTAATTGCTTCCGGATGGTCAGGTCAATTAGATTTTTTAAATCCTAATTTTACTTCTTTATTACCTGGTAAACTAGAAAAAGTCCATCCTTCGGCTGCTAATAAATGGTTGTTAAAGGATTATCTTTGGTTTAGTGCTGATGAAAGAAGAGCTAGTAAAACCTTAAGAGATGTTTATCAAAAATATAAAAAATTTATAGTACCGGCTAAACAACAAGGCCATTATGTTAAAACTAATTTTAGTTTTGATAAGATGAAAGAATTAGTTGATAACGTATTAGATGCTAATTTACCTAAATTTGCCCAACAAGTAGATTTAAAACTACCAGAAATTAATTCCAATGTTAAATTACCTAAATTAAGTTAATATGCAATATGATGAAATAATAAATTGCCCTAAATCGGGAGGTGATTTATGTTATAAAGTAGAGATAAATAAAGAAATTACTAATTTCCTAAGTTTATCTTGTGGTTTTTGGACTAATACATTAATGAAAGAAAATTCAGAATTTTATAATGAACAACTTTCTACTTTACCTGAGTTATACAAGGATATAGCTTGGAAAGATCCTGATACTGATTTAATTTGGATCCCTAATACTATAAATATACCTGATAAAGGAATGGTTTTTGCTAATGGTCCTGGTGCTGATGAATGGAGTTGGGCTGCCGTAAAAGCTGTTAAACTAGAAGAAGGTGATGAAGCTAAAGTAGAGGGCCAAACTCACAAAATGGATATGGCTTCGTTAAAATCATTTAGTGAACGTGAATATATGGATGCTTTATCTTTTATAGGAATTTTACCTGAATAATATGAAAATAAGTTATGCAATTACAGTTTGTAATGAATTTGCTGAGGTAAAAAGATTAATAAGTTTACTTCAAGATATAAAAAGAGATGAAGATGAGATAGTTGTTCTATTTGATAAAGGAAATGGAACTGCTGAAGTTTGGAATTATTTACAATTACAAAAAGATTGTATTTGTGAAGCCAAAACATTTAAAAACCATTTTGCCGAATGGAAAAATTATTTAAAAGAAATGTGTTCTGGAGATTATATATTTCAATTAGATGCTGATGAAGTACCACATAGAGTTTTAATTGATTTACTCCCTAATTTACTTGAAAACAACCCACATAATGAAGTATATTTAGTTCCTAGAGTAAATACAGTTAAAAACATGAAAGAAGAACATATTGCTAAATGGGGATGGAGAGTAGATAATAAAGGATGGATTAATTGGCCTGACTATCAATGGAGAATTTGGAAAAATAAAAAAGAAATATATTGGGGAAATAAAGTACATGAAAAACTTTATGGGCATTCTACATATGCTCCCTTACCTAAGTCTGAAATGTATGCTATTTATCACCCTAAAACAATAGAAAAACAAATAAAACAAAACGAATTTTATGATACCCTTATTTAAAGTTTTTATGGCTCCAACTGCCAAAGAAAAAGTTGGGGAAGTATTAGACAGTGGATTTATAGGTCAGGGGCCTAAAGTAGAAGAATTTGAAGAAAATCTAAAAAAATGGTTTGATAATAAAAATGTTCAAACTTTAAATGCCGGTACTTCAGCATTACATATGGCATTACATCTACTAAAAAAACCAAAACCACATTGGAATGAAGATGTATTTCAAGGAGTTGCTTATGTTGAACATAACTGGCCTGGTTTAGAACCTGGTGATGAGGTTTTATGTACAGCTATGACTTGTACAGCTTCTAATTGGCCAGTTTTAGCTAATGGTTTAAAAATAAAATGGGTAGATATTGATCCAAAAACATTAAATATGGATTTGGATGATTTAAAAAATAAAATAACTAAAAAAACAAAAGTCATTATGGGTGTTCATTGGGGTGGATATCCAATTGATTTAGATAAATTAAGAAAAATTAGAACCAGCTTCAGAAGTAAATTTGGATGGGCACCTGCTGTTATTGAAGATGGAGCTCACTCATTTGGTTCTGAATATAAAGGGAAAAAAATAGGTAACCATGGAAATTTAACTATGTTTTCTCTTCAAGCCATCAAGCATATTACTTCGATTGATGGAGGAATTTTAATTTCCCCACATAATGATTTACATGATAGAGGAAAACTAATTAGATGGTATGGAATTGATAGAGACGGAGATAGAAAAGATTTTAGATGTGAAGCAGATATACCTGAGTGGGGATTTAAATTCCATATGAATGATGTTTGTGCTACAGTTGGGAATGAAAATTTAAATCATGCTAATACAATAATCTCTCAGCATAGAGAAAATGCTGCTTATTATGATTTAAGATTACAAAACATACCTGGGGTTACATTATTAGATAGACAAAAAGGATTTGATTCAGCATTTTGGATTTATTCTCTATTAGTAGATGATAGGGAAGGATTTTATGAATACATGGATGAATGTGGAATTTCAGTATCTCAAGTACATGAAAGAAATGATAAACATACTTGTGTGGAAGAATTTAAAACTGAATTGCCTAATTTAGATAAAACAATAGGTAAAATTGTTAATATTCCTGTTGGTTGGTGGGTTACTAATGAACAAAGAGAACATATAGTTGAGTGCATTAGAAGGGGATGGTAACATTAAGACCTTTGACATCTAATGATTTACATTTTCTACTAGAAGTTAGGAATGATCCTTCTACTAGACATTTTTTAGAAGATAATAATGAATTTACTTTAAATGAATGTAATAAGTGGTTTAATGAAAAAAAACCCATCTGGTTTATTATTGAAGTAAATAAAACATCAGTAGGGTATGTCCGCACTAAAGAGGATGAAATTGGGGTTGACATACACCCTAAATTTAGAAGAAAGGGATATGCTAGAGCAGCTTACAAAAAATATTTACAGGATAAAGATTATGCCTCATTATGGGTTTTTGAGGATAATTTTGCTCGTAATTTATATATTGATTTAGGATTTAAAGATACTGGTGAAACCCAAATTAATAGAGGTAGATTAGAATACAGAATGGAATGGAAAAAAAAGAATTAAAATTTTTAATTTTATTATTTTATTATAATAGGCCAAAAATGGTACTTAATGCTTTAAATAGTATTAATAAATTAAGTTATAAAAATTTTGAAATAGCCTTTATTGATGATGGAAGCGATAATCCAGGTGAACCTGTAGTTAAAGAAACTTTAAAACCTAGTTTTTTAAAAAAGGTTACATTTTATAATACTAATGATACAGTTAAAGCTAAAATAGAAAGGGGTGGAAGTGAATTTGGCAAATTAGCAAATGAGGCAGTTAAAAATTCTGATGCGGATATTGTTTTAATGTTATGTGATGATGATGCTTTATTTTCTGATTACTTAAATTACTTAAACCGTTTTTACTTATTCAATCAAAGAATAAATTATGCATATTGTAAATTAAAATATTATGATCCAACTAAACAACCATACACTAAAGCTAAACCAAATAATGAAGATATAACTAATAAACTAATTAACCCAGTTACAAATCTTGATTCTTCCCAAGTAAGTTGGAGAAGAAATTGTATGGTGGAAAAAGATTTTTGGTTTCCTTATCCTAGAACTAGAAATTTGGATGCAGTTATGTTTGTTCATTTGTGGCACCATTATAAACATTGCGCACCACTAAAAGAATATGGACAATATAAAGGTATTTTTGATGATCAATTAGGTAATAGAAAACATGGTTATCATCAATTAGATTTTTGGGAAGATGGTAGTAGATATGCCGGTGTAGAAAAAACACCTTTGGATAATGATCCTAATTTAGAATATACAGTTAAAATTAAATAATGGCCAATAAAAAATTATTTTCTGAATCATCTAAAGGAAAATTAGTTAAACACTTTGCTGATTATCATATTAATGATAATATCTTGCACATACATATCCCTAAATGTGGAGGTACCTGGTTAAAAGAAATTATATATGACTGTGAATCAGGATTTCATCGTTTTAATTTTGCCCACCGTAATGTTATAGAAATTAAGGAAGAATTAGAATATGGTGGGTATAATTTTAATGATTTCAATTCGTTTGCAGTAGTTAGAAATCCCTGGAGTAGATTATGGTCAAGTTATTTATATTCAAGATATGGAACTGAAACGACTAATCTTGAAAACTTAGATATTATAAAAGATCAATCTAATCAACCCTATAATAATCCTTATATTTTTATAAATAATGATGTATCACAGAATAGAGCAGATGTTGCAGACAATATTAAAAATGGGTTTGTTAAAAATGATTTTAATGCTTCAAATTTTTCAGATTATATAGATAAAGTATATGATTTATTTATAAGAGGAGCTAGTTTTGAACATTATATCTATCTAAAACCTCAATATACATTTGTTTGTGATGATAATAAAAATGTTTTAGTAAATAAAATTTTTAAAACAAACGAAATGGATAAGGTTCTTGATTGGGTTTATTCTATTAATAAAGATAGTATGATTAAGTTAAGAGCTAAATTTAAACCAAGAAAAAATACTAGTACTGTTCAAACTCATTATTATAATGTTTATGATGATAAATTAATAGATAAAGTATCTAAGCTTTATAAAGATGACATTGAAATTTTTAATTTTAAATTTGAAAGTTAATGGTCCAACAAAGAATAATTAAAGATAGAATAGTTAGTGACGGCATTCAAAGAGATAGATTAGGTTATCCCTTAAGTGAAATTAAACCCGTTTTACCCAAAGATTATGATGGGTGGTTTCCTTTTACTCGTCTTTGTTTTTCTTTAGGTGATTGGGCTATTATAAGTGGTTTACCTGGAGCTTTAAAATCTAAATATCCTAAATTAAAATTTGCTTTGCCGTCAAAAAATTATTTAAAAAAAACTGTTGGTAATGTAATTGATAGATGGGGTTATGGTTCTAATGATCCTTTAGAATATGTTGATTATATTTTTAAAAATAACCCTTATGTGGATTATAGATTTGAAATAGGTGATTTTGATTCAATTTTTACAGACCATGAAAGAGCATATACTGATAACCCCAATATTCCTTTAGTTGAACAAATACTATTAAGATTTGGTTTTACTCAAGAAGAATTAAAAAATATAGATTGTAGACCTAATTTATTTTTTGATAAAAATGAAATACCCAATCCTGAATTTAAAAAAGATTATGGGTGTTTATTATTTGCTACTAGAATTGATAAATTAAAAGATAAATGGGATGATAAATATTTAATTGAAGAAGCTAGGAAATATAAAGATACTCCCGTATATTATTATAGCGAGTATGAATTAAAGGATACTGAATGGGATAAACTTTTTCCTATTCGTTATAATTTTGCTGATAGGAATCTTAATTTAAGACAACAAATGATAATTAAATCCAGAGCAAAATTTAATATTGGTTATCAAGCTGGGATCAATGATGCTATTAGTAGGTTTTCTAATAACATTATTTTAACTCCCTATGATAATATAAAAGAAAATATAATAAGAGGTGTTAACTATATCCATTTAAACGGAATTAAAAACAAAATATAATGGCAATATTATTAGAAGATTTAAGAAATGTGTATTCATTTCAAATTGATGTTGTTAATCAATTAGAAGAAGAATTTGGAGATGATTTTGATGATGTTGAGAATGAATTTAATGAATTTTGGGAATCACTTTTAAAAGATCAAATAATCAAATATGCCTCCAGAGGAGATGGAAAATTTGCTGGTACAGGATGTATTGATTATAATGAAGCTAAAGTTATTTACTTATTTATTAGAACCAGAAAGCCAAGAAATATTCTTGAAATTGGTTTTGCTAGTGGGGTAAGTTCTACTTTAATAGCCAAAGCATTAGAAATGAATGGTAAGGGTAATTTATATACTGGTGATTTAAATAGTGATCCCTCTCATGAATGGATAATACCAGAATTTAAAAAATACATTAAAAAGGGTATTATTAAAGCTACTTACCCTATTGATGGTGTTCAATTTATAGATCAAATGGATAAAAGTATTCCTATTGATTTAACCTTTTCAGATGCTAGCCATGAAAAAGATTTTGTTTATCATTTGACAGTTGAATTAAGAGAAAAATATCCTGATGCACTTCACTTATATCATGAATATTCATTTTCACCTTTATCTAGTGATAAGTTTAAATCTTTTATTAGTATTAAAGAAAATTTTGAACATCAAAGATTTTATGAAAGGGAAGCATTTGAAGAAAATTTTGATTCTGATGACTATGAACATTATGGATTTTATGGTAGTTGTGGTTTAGGTGTTGTTAAAAAAAGAAAACAAAGTATAGCTATGAAAGTATATTATAGATTATCTAATTTAGAAGCTGGTATTTCTAAGAAAAAAATACCTAATGCTACTAAAAAGTATTGTTTGGAAAACTGCATTCAAGAATTTGGTTTAGAAAATATTACAATATTAGGTGATAGATTAAATGATGAAACTAGAAACTATGTCAATAAATTAAAATTAAGATTAATTGAAGTAGATAATGGAAATGGTTCAGGGACATTTAGGGATGCATTAAATTTAGCAATTAAGGAAAATAAGGATGATGATTTAGTTTATTTATTGGAAGATGATTTTTTACATAAACCCGGTTCTAAAAAACTACTAAAAGAAGGTATTAATAGGTTTAAGATGTACATTACTTTATATGACCATCCAGATAAATATATTGATGCGGCTAATGGAGGTAACCCTCAAATTCAACAAAGTTCTGAAATCACTAGGATAGCTAGAACTAATTCAGTACATTGGAAGTTGACTAATAGTACTGTAATGAGTTTTGCAACTTTAGTACATAGATTAAAAGAAGATTACGATTTATTAATGAAATATTCAAGTAATAACATAACGGATTCTTATGGGTTTTTTACTGAATTATTAAATAAAAAACAATTAAGTGCAGTTAGTAGTATACCTGGCTATTCTACACATTGTGAAGCTGCTTGGTTATCACCTTTTACTGATTGGGGGAAAATATGATAAGTTTAATTATACCAACATATAGAAATCCTGATTATTTAGACATTTGTTTAAAATCAGCTACTGAACAACAGGATAATGATAATGAAATTATAGTTGTTATAGATGGATTTATAGAAGAATCTAAACATATATTAGATAAGTATATTTCTAAAATTAAAGTATTAAATTTAGGTAATAATCAAGGCATGCAGCAAGCCCTTAATTTTGGGGTTTATAATGCTAGTAATGAAAAAATTTGTATTATTAACGATGATAATGTTTTATGTACTGGGTGGGATACTTTAATTGAAGAACAACTTGTAGAGGGCGAAGTATTAACTATTAATCAAATAGAACCTACTGGTCCTAGTATGTTTAATTTTCCAGAATATGATTTTGGTAAAAACCCTACGGAATTTAAATATCAAAAATTTATTGATTATGAATTTCAGATTAGAAATAAAAATAAAATGACTCCTGATGGTGGTATTTTTCCGTTTGCTATGTGGAAAAAAGATTATATGATAGTAGGTGGTTTTGATACTTTATATCAATCACCTTTTATTTGTGATTGGGATTTCTTTTTAAAGTTAGATTTAAATGGTTTAGTTTTAAATAGAACACATGGAGGTCATTTTTATCATTTTGGAAGTACGGCTACTAAAAATGGAAAAGAAAGTGAAAAATTTAAAGCTTCGGAAGGACCCGCAGCTGAAATATTTATGTATAAATGGGGAATACCTCCAAGGATATATGAAAATTTATCTCATAATCCTAAAGATAGTAAAGTAGTAAAAGGAATTAAATATGAATAATAAAGTTTTAATTACAGGGGTTGCTGGTTTATTAGGTAGTAGATTAGCAGATTGGATTTTAAAAAATAAACCTGAATATGAAGTTGTAGGTATAGATGATTTAAGTGGGGGGTATTACGAAAATGTAGATAGCAGAGTAGATTTTTGGAATTTAAATTTATCTAAAGATACTAATTCACTATCTAGATGTTTTAATAGTAATGAATTTGATTATGTTTTTCACTTTGCTGCTTACGCTGCTGAAGGATTATCACCTTTTATACGTACTTTTAACTATGATAATAATTTAAGAGCTACAGCCGCTATAGTTAATGAATGTATAAAACATGACATTAAAAGATTGGTATTTACATCAACTATGGCTGTATATGGTCATGGTGAAGGTGGCATATTCCATGAGGATATGAGAAGAAACCCAATTGATCCTTATGGCATTGCTAAAATGGCTTGTGAAAGAGATATTGAAGTTGCTAATGAGCAACATGGTTTAGATTATTGTATAATTAGACCACATAACGTTTATGGTGCAAAACAAAATATTTGGGACAAATATAGAAATGTTTTAGGTATTTGGATGTATTATATTTTAAACGATCAACCTATAACCATATTTGGAGATGGATCCCAAAGAAGAGCATTTAGTTATATTGATGATTCATTAGAACCACTTTGGAATGCAGCAATTAAAAAGGGAGCTAGTAAACAAATTATAAATTTAGGTGGTGTTAAAGATTATAGTATAAATGATTGTGCTATTATTTTAAAAGACGTTATTCAAAAAGATAAGGGTATAAGACCCGAAACAATAAATTTAGAAAAAAGACATGAGGTGCATACTGCAGTACCTACTTGGCAAAAATCCATTGATATATTAGATTTCAAACATAAAACATCTTTAGAAGATGGATTAGCTAAAATGTGGGAATGGGCTAAAAAACAACCTAATAGACAAAGATTTGTTTGGCCTGAATATGAATTAGAAAAAGGTATTTATAGTTTTTGGAAAAATAAAAATAATAGTTTATGAATATAGGAATTATAGGGCAGGGATTCGTTGGAAATGCTGTCTATCAAAAGTTAAAAAAATATTATAAAGTATTTACTTATGATGTTAAAGTTAAATTATGTAATAGTGATTTAGAAACAATATTAGAAAGATGTAAAATAATATTTGTTTGTTTACCTACACCTATGAATAAAGATGGTAGTTGTAATTTAGATATTTTAGATAATACTTTAAAAGAGATAAACAAAGCTAGTAGGGATGTAGATGGTAGAATAGTAATTATAAAATCTACAATTATACCTGGCTCAACAGATAAATTTCAAACAGAATATCCATACATAGATTTAGTATTTAACCCAGAATTTTTAACTGAGGCAAATGCTGTTGATGATTTTGAAAATCAGACTAGATTATTATTAGGTGGTCCTTTAAGAGCTACTACAAAAGTAAAACAAATATTTTCTTCTGTATTTAGAAAAACACCTAGAATAATTAAAACTGATGCTAAAACGGCTGAATTAGTTAAATATGTTACTAATGCATTTTTATCAACTAAAGTATCTTTTGCTAATGAAATGTATCAATTATGCGAAGGATTGGATTTAGATTATGATAAAATTATTGAGTATGCTACTTTAGATCCAAGATTAGGTGATTCACATTGGGGTGTTCCTGGTCCTGATGGTGATTTTGGTTTTGGGGGTCATTGTTTTCCTAAAGATCTTTCAGCATTAATTGAAATTACTAAACAACTAAATACAGTAAATAATGTACTTAAAGCAGTACAGACTACTAATAATACTGTAAGATCTAATAGAGATTGGGAAAAAATGAAGGGAAGAGCTATAGTCTAAAATTTGGATTCCCCAAGAAAGTTTCGTATATTTACCAAATATTCTAAATTAAGGTTATATTTATGGAACAAACAATTCAAAGACAAACAACTATGAACACAAAATTAAAAATGATACCCTGCTCCAATTGTGGGGCAATGATGCCTGAGTTAAGATTACTCAAGTATGGTTATTCTTATTGTGTAAAGTGTTCTGAAGCAGGTTTAGGTGAAGGAAGAAAACAAGGAGTACCTGTTTTAATGGGTGAAGGTGATCACACTTGGACTGAAACAGTTATAATGACTGATAGTCAATATAAGGACTATTTAAAAAATGAAAAAGCCCTTAAAAATCTAGATAAAACTGGTAAGGCAGAAATGTTAAATATGGATAAAGAAGAAAGAAATCTGTATGGACCAGTTACTATAAAAGATACAGATGGCAAACAAGAAGAAATTTCTTAGTAAAGAACAAATAGTAGCTGCTCAAGGTAAAACCTTATCTAATATGGCAGCAGCAAGATATTTACATGTTTCTTATCAACACTATAAGAAATATGCTAAAATGTATAATCTATTTGATAGCCATAAAAATCAGGCTGGTAAAGGTATTCCTAAATTTTTAAAAGGACCTAAAAAAATGCCCCACATGATTGAAATAATTGAGGGTAGAATAGCAGCTTCTTCATTTGATCCTAATAAACTTAAGTATGCTCTTATAGAGCAGGGATATTTATCAGAGGAATGTGCTGTGTGTGGTTTTAAAGAAAGGCGAGTACTTGATTATAAAATGCCTTTGTTACTTCATTTTAAAGACAAAAACAGTAATAATTACAGCTTAGATAACATTCAATTACTGTGTTACAATCATTATTTTCTAACTGTTGGTGATATATTTAATAAACAAGATGTTAAACAAATCGAATCACAACAGGAGCATTATGGTACTACTGAAAACATAGAGTGGGAAGTAGATGACTATCATTTGCAACGTCTAAAAGAATTAGGTTTAGACGATGATGAAGATGATGTTAATCAATATATTTCTAGAATATGAGAAAAGGCAAATCATATCATAAAAAGCATCAAGCAATAGTTAATGATTTTGATAATCAAAAATCTAAACATTTAGATAAATTAGCTACTCAAATGCTTAAAAATGATGAAAAAGCAAATAAACTAAAATCAAAGCCAGTTAAAGGCGATTTTCTTAAAAATTTTTAATATGAGAAAACTAATTTTAATTGTTGTATTATTTATTTCACCTACATTAGTTGCACCTACAGTACCAACTAATCAAGTAGAAATAAATGAAACTAAATCAACTATTAGTGAACACGATCAATTTCTTAATGATATAGGATTTAGGGAATCAGGTAATAGATATAATGTAGTTAATCAATTTGGTTATATGGGTAAATATCAATTTGGTAAATCTACACTTAGAACGTTAAAAATAAAAGTAACTAAAGATGCATTTTTAAATAGTCCTGATTTACAAGAATATGCTATGGAACAAAATTTAATATATAATAAAAAGAAATTATTAAAATATATTAAATTATATGAAGGTGAAACTGTACATGGTATATTTATTACTGAATCAGGAATATTAGCTGCAGCTCATTTGGCTGGTCCAGGAAGTGTTCGTAAATTTTTTAGACGTGGAAGTGAATTTAAAGATGGATTTGGTACTAGTATGACTTCATATTTAGTAGAATTTTCTGGTTATAATTTAAATGTTAATTTATGAAATTAGATAAAAAAGTTTTTGATAAACAAGGTTATATTCATATAAAGGATATTGTACCCTCTAAGGTTATTTCACCTACTAGAAGAATAGCTATTAATCTTAAAAGAGATAAAATAAGTGAATTGGGCAAACCTAGAGAACATGGTACAGGTACTTATTGGAGAGGAATAGAAATGGCTTCCAAGTTGGAAGAAGAACTATTTTTTACTTATATACATCCCTGTATGCAACAAATAGTACCAGTATTTTTAAATACTAAAACTATTTATTTATTTAATGATCAGGTTGTAGTTAAATTACCTAAAGAAGATTTTTCATTTCCAGAACATTATGATAATCAATATGGACCAGATCCTGAAGGTGCCTTAAATAATGATTTTCAAACAATTAATTTTATGATGGTATTAACTAATACTACTAAAGAATCAGGTGCATTAGAAATATTAAATAAGGAAACTAATCAGTGGGATTTAATTGAAGCACAGGCAGGTGATATTATAGCAATAGATGGTAATACTTATCATCGTTCCGGTATTAATACAACAGATAAACCTAGAGCATTATATGCATGTGTTTATTCAAATAAAAAACTGGAATTTCAAAAATTTTATAGTCAAAAATGGAAATTTTGTAATTGTAAAGAAATATATAATCAAAAATTATCTGAAGAGGAAAACTTATTATGGGAAAAAGTTTAAAACAAATAACATTAACTCAACATGAATGGCAGGAGTCATTAAAAGTTCCTTTACCTCATCGGAATAAAAAAAAATATTATCGTAAAGAAAAGCATAAAAAGGGTTGGAGTTCCAACCCTTCTTTCGTATATTTACAGGGTAAATAAAAATAAAGGTTATGAAAATTATAGACGGTTTAGTGTGGTGTAACGAAGTAGAAAAATGGGTTACACCCGAAGAATACGAGAAAAATTGTAAAGGTGTTGAATATAGAATTCCCGGTGGTTGGGATGATGAGCCTGACTTCGATTGGGAAAACGAAGTATTAAACGCTAGATAATATGGCACTTTGGCACTTCACAAATTTTAATAAGTATGGAAATCCTAGACATAGGATATTTCATTTACCAGATGGAAAACCATTTTCACATGGCCCTGGTTTTGGTCCTACAATGGTTAGGAGATTTAAATATGAATATAAAGGTGAGGTTATGCCTCCAACATTATTAGAATTAAATGGTAAAACATATATTATGCCTATATGGAAGGAAGTAGTAGAAGGTACTACTTTAAATGATATAGAGTGGATTAAACCAAAACCTAAGAAAAAACGAACTGATGCAATTATAGAAACATTTGCTAGTGGAAGTAGTGATACAACTTATACCACAAAATATTATCCCGATTCAGGTAATTTTTATTGTAGTTGTCCTGGTTCATGGAGAAGTAGAGGTAATTGTAAACACATTAAAGAATTAAAAGTTAAAATAGGTTATGATAAAAACAATAAGTAAAAATAGATTTAAAACATTAGGTAAAGCATTAGCTAAAGTAGGAATTGGAATAGATTATCAAATTGATTGGTCAGCATCAGTTGGTGGTACTATAAAACATACTGATCAACCTAGATTGGGATCTGGTACGTATAATGGAATAGAAGGTTGGTACTTTACTAAAAATGATAATGTTAATTACTCTAATAAAGAAAAAAAATTAATTAGAGAAACATTATTAAGTAAAGGATTTAAATGTAAAGGTATTCATGATTATGAAGTTGAGTTTGGAAATGATAGATCATACAGACCAACTATTAGTTTTATAAATAATAAATAATATGGCAGATAAAGATAACAGATACGTAGTAACATTTGAAGCATACGTTTATGCTCCTAATGATTATATGGCTAGAAAAAGAGCTCATAATGTTAATGATTCTATTAATGCAATAATGAATGTTCAAAATTCTGAAATTAAAGAAATAGGTGAGCAACCATTTGCTTCTACTCAGTATAGAAAATTAGATGATATTTCTAAACCTAGAGATAAAAGTAACGATGCACCCTTACCATTTTAATGAATTATAATTTAATTAGAGTAAACGATGATTTATTTCAAATAGTAAGAGAATTTAAACCATCTTACTTTTTGACTGATCCTAAACGACCTAATTGGATTAATCAGAAATTTTTAGGTTTGTGGGTTCACCATTTAATGTGTGATAGGGTAATTAGAAAAGAAGGTAAATTACTAATTTGCAGAACAATTGAAGATGCAGAATATGAAGAAATAGAATGAGTGGAGACGAAATAATAGATAGGTTAAAGAAAGTAAAGGAGCTAATTAGGGAAGATAATATTAAACAAGCTCAATTGAACATCAATTATATTATTGATGATATTTTTATGTATAAAAACAATAGTTTATGAGAGGAAGACCAGCAATTAATATGCCACCTGTAGTTGTGGTTTGGAAAGCATCTAAACATGGCCGTTCAAAACCTAAAATGAAAGTGTTTAAAACTAAACATGTTGATGATATTATTGGTACTAAAAAAGTATATGGCATACCAGAAAATGCATTAATTTTAGATGTAGGTGTAGGTTCTAGTTTTGTTGAACGTTATAAGAAAAAACATAAACTTAAATAAATTTTTATATATTTATAACAAATATTAATCAATACAATTTATTATGTTTAAAATTATAGGTATTATAGTAGTAGTTTTAGTAATTGCAGCAGCAGTTTATTATTTCGGTTTTTATAAAAGAGGTAAAATTAATGATAGAGATGGAGATTTCATTCCAGATGAAATAGAAGATGCAGCAGATAAAGTTAAAGGTGCAGCTAAAGAAGTTAAACGTAGAGCTAAAAACGTTAAAAACGAATTAAAAGACGTTGTTAATGCAGCTAAAGAAGTAGGTAACCAATTAGGAGACGTTGGTGCTGCTGTTAAAGGCAAAAAAAGACAAGGTCGTAAAAAGAAAAAATAAATGAGCAAATATAATCTATCAGATATCCTTAATGAGTACATTGGCGGAGGCCGAATTGGTACTTTAAAAATTTCATTCAAAGATCTACAAGATAAAATGGATGAATTAGAAGATTCAGGTAAAGTAATTGTTAGAACATTATCTGGTCCTTCTGGTGATGGTAAAGTAAATAGAGAATTTGAAGTAGTAGATAGAGACTCAGCTGTACCAGGAGGTAATAAACAAGAAAGAGGATTTACTGTATATGATTATAAATTTGGATTTGATCCAGGTGATGAAGATAATTTTATGAATGAATATCCATTTAGTGTTGGAGGTAATGATTTAAAATTAGCTATGGAATTAATAGATGGAGTTGAACCTTATGGTATTAATGAAGAAAATGTAATTAAAGATTTAGCTCAAGCTGATGAAGTAATTAAAATGATCAAAATGATGAACCCTGATGTTAGGCAAGACTTACTTATGAGGATAGCTAGAATGGGTCAGAAATTAAATGAAGGCGATTTATTTTCATCTAAATTTGATAGACAAGAGCTTAAAGCTATTATCAATGATTTAAATGAAGAACCTATTTTTGATATGGCCGTAAGAAGAGCTTATAAATTTTTAGTATCATTACTTGATAGGGAAGATAAAAAAGAAATGGGTTTAAATGAACAAATGTACATTGATGATGATGAATTTGAAATGGAAATGGGTAGATCTAAAAAAGATTCATTAAAGAAAGAAATGATGATTCATGTTGACCAGCTAATTGATGGTAATATAGACATGAACGACTTTATGAATGTAGTAGAAGATATAATGGCGGAAGTAAATTCACTAAAGGAATCTACTGGTCCAAGTGATAAAGCTGAAACTGAAGATGATGTTGTTAATATAGATAAAGTAGCAGGACCAAGTGCTAAAGGTGTTGGGTATGGAGCTGAAACATCAGCTAATACAGCTGAAGATGATATGGAAGATAAAGAAGTAGCTAATCCAAGACCAATGTATGAAAACGGAGATACTAGTGATTTTACTAGTGAATTAAAGGAAGAAAGTAGTAAAAAAGTAAAAATTAGAGCTTATTTAAAAGATTATTATACTAATCCTAAAGATCCTAAAGACGTAAGAATAGATGATGGTTTAATAGATGAGTTTTTTGAATACTCAGAAGATATTCCTAATTTTGAAAATATGGATATGGATGAGATAGTAGATGAGTATGATGAATTTATCTTCCAGAATAAAGATGTAATGGAAGATGTAAGAAAACATTTTAAGAGATTTATGTAGTGCAGGTGCACATTTTCAAACGAAAAAGAGAGGCTATTTAGCCTCTTCTTTTTTCCTTAATTTTTCAAGATTTTTTAGCCACCGTGCTTGGGCTTGTTCTAAGGTAATTAATCCCGCTTCGAGTTTAGCTTTTAACTCGTAATATTTAGCTTTTTTTAAATATTCTATTTGTTTAGATTCCTGATCCTTTATTAGATCATTAGAATTGGCTTGTACATTCATCCCGAATAATAGCAAGCCTATAATTATTGCTTTCTTCATATTGGATGTTTAGTCATAAATATTAAACCATTTAGTAATAGTAACGTAATATTAAAGGCGTCATATGACGCTTTAATTTTCTTTCATCTGTATATATTTATTATTGTTAATTCCCGACTTTAATGGATATCCAAATTATTGGTTTTAGGCTGCCAACGGCAACACCTGATCCTTCAAGGCATACGTCTTGTGGGTGGGTTGCTATTTGTGATAATAAAGAAGTTGGTTGGTGTAATTTAACTTTCTTACCTCAGGGTATTCTTAAATATGAAGATTCATTTGTTTCCCCTCATTATAGACGAAAAGGTATTTATAAAAAATTATATGAAGCTAGAGATAATTACGTATCCAGATTATTTAAGGGTAATAAAATTATATCATACTGTAAACCTTCTACAGTAGATTTTTTTAAAGAACAAGGGTTTGAAGAAAAAGAAGTTATAACTCTTATGGAGAAAATCGCATAAATATTTGGTTACCTAAATATTTTTTCGTATATTCACGCATATTATACAATTAAAGTTATGACGTTTAATAATCTAGTTTTTGTAAAACACCCAAATGATTACTTTGAAGGACTTATGGCTAAATATAAGTTTGATAATGGTAAAGAATTATCTATAGTTGCTGGTAATAACTTATATTGTGAAACTAGATATGGTGTTCGAAAAGGTGGCCCATTATTAGAAGTAGAAGATGTAATTAGCTGGGAAGTAATGATTGGTGGTAGAGTAGAAGGTTGGCAAACTAAAGATCAAATTAACGAATTAATAAAGGAATATGAATAAAAATACTAAAGAAGATTTATATTTTCAAATTAATAAAATGATAGATTTACTGACTGATAGAGACATAAGGTCAGTAGAAATAATGTTAGAAGGTCTCAGAAAAGAAATTCAAGATGGCATCTATGACTAAATGTGTTATATGTGAAGCTCCAATTAAAGATTGGGGTCATAATCCTGATCCTATAAGTAAAACAGGTAGGGCTTGTGACTCATGTAATAACTTAGTTATTGTGGCTAGAATTAAACAAGCATACGCAATAAATTAAATTTAAAATTATGATACAAATTCATGAAGAAATTGATTTAATGATTCAGACAGTTGCTGAATTTATTAAATACAAAAATCGAGAACTTACCTACGAACAATTCGTAGATAATGCTGTTTTAATAGCTAAAAAAAGTCAATTAAAGCAAAATTTACAATGGTATAATGACACTTTAATGAGTTGGATTAATCAAGATCCTAATTTTGTTAAGGAACAACTATCAGATATTGATGGTCTTTTAAACGCTGTAAATGATGTAACTAAAGATGTTGACCAGCAGAAATACCAAGAAGCAATTAATTATTTTAATAGCCAAATGGGCGAATTGCCATTTGAAGATTATGAGTAAAAAGAAGAAATATAAAGTAATGCTAGTGAGTGGTGGGTTTGATCCAGTCCACAAAGGTCATTTAGAAATGATTGCTCACGCTAGAGAACAAGCTGAAGAAGTATGGGTTATACTTAATAATGATCGTTGGCTTAGGCAGAAGAAAGGACAGGAATTTATGAAATCAGAAGAAAGAGAATATATTATGTCTCAAGTCAAAGGTGTAACTAAAACTTTTATATTAGATCCTAGAACTCCTACTGATAAAACAGCTTGTGATGGTATTTATTCCGCGATCATGGCTTATAGACGTGAGTTTAATGGCAAAATGAGAATGGCATTTGGTAATGGAGGTGATAGAGTGGAAGGTAATATTCCTGAAGCTGATTATTGTGATTCAATGGGTGTTGATATGGTTTGGGGTTTAGGTAAAAAAGTCCAATCTTCTAGTTGGTTGTTAGAAAGAGCTAATAATCAGGAAATGGAATATAAAAAACCTAGACAATATAGAAGTAATCAAGGTAGATCACCTAAACAACAGCAAGGTAATTATGTTGCTGCTGCAATTTCATTTTTAGGATTATTAATGATTATTTTATATTTAATGATAATAAATTAATATGTTAAGAAGAAAAAATACACTTACTGAGTGCTTTAAAAAGGCAAAACAATATTATAAAAATGGTGAGCAAGATAAAGCTCGAGATTATTGTGATATGGGAATTGCTTATATTAGAGAAAAACGAAGCCAAGGAATGCAAGCTAATGAATTATTAGAAAACGTTAGATTGGATTTATGGTTAGAGAGATTTTGGATGTTTTTAGAAAATAAAAAATTATTATTGACATGATAGAATTATTAAAACACGTATTAGGGATTTGTGGTGATCATTGGCACCCTAATATTTGGACAGCTGCCGCATCATCACCATTAATTGCTTCTACAGTTTACTATGTTAAATGTAAATGTGGAGGTTGGTTTAACCATAAAAAAGATTGTAAACATAAAGAATAAGTTATGAATAAATTAAAGTTATATATATCGTTATATTATCCAGTTATATTATCATTTTTATCATTTTTATACTCTGTATCACTATGGTTTAGTGGTTATAAGTTAGAGGGTATATTTGTTGGTATTTGGGTTCCTTCAATTTTAGCGTTTGCTATTTGTATTAGACAAAGAAGAAATGACTTCTTTAGAACAATAGCTGCTCAAAAGAGATTTAATAACAAACAAAGAAGAAAAAAATGATTACAGGCAATATGTTAATAATGTTTATAATAGGATTTATTATATTTTCCTTTTATATTGCAGGTTTGCTTTATGCTATTTACTGGGGTCATAATACTCAAAGACAGGAAATGATGAATGATCCAGAGTTAAGAGATTATTATAATAGACATAATAACTATGATGGTGAATATGATTGGAGTAAAAACCCTCATGTTAAAGAATCTGATAGTTATGTAAAGAATCTATTTAAAAAGAAAAAAACTAAAGATAAAAAAAACGTTGGTAAAGCAACGTATTGGGATTAGTTATGTGTAGTTCTGGAGCGCATTATTTAGATTGGGAAGAAATGGAGGAATTAGAAAGAATCCATAAAGAAGAACAAGAAGGAGTTGATAGAAAATATATTTGTAGCTATTCAGGTTTACCTTCATTATTAATTTATCAAGATTATGAAAAATAAGAATAAAACATTAGATGCTTTAAGTAAAGTATTATTAGTAATATTTGCATTTTTATTATTACTATTTTCAATTGAATCTAGATCTCAAACTTTTACTGTAACTAAATGTGATATGCATGATCATTATGTTATTGATTTTATAGATGAATTTGATGATACTTATTATGTTGATGGAAGTAAAGTAATTAGTAAAGGTAAGTTAGATTTAACTGAAAAAGAGTATAAACAATTAATAAAAGATATTAAAAAAACACTTAAATATAGAGAGCATGAAATTAATAGAGAAAGTTATGCTGTAATTAAGTATGGTTGGGTTAAAGACAGTGTATGGGTTTATTTTAATAAAAAAGCCTTTAGCGCTGTGAAATCAGATATAAATTATTTAAATAGTAAGTTATGAGTCAAATAGTAGAAATTAAGAAAAACAAAACAAATTACGTTCAAATTGAATTACGTGAATATGAAGGTCATCCTTATGTTGATGTAAGAGAATTTTATGATGCTGAAGATGGTAAACGATTACCTACTAAAAAAGGTATTACATTTTCTCCTAAGGTATTAGAACAAGTAATTGAAGGTTTAGTACAAGTTCAAAATAATTTAGATAAATAATGGATTTTAAAATTATAGCATTAGGAGATGGGCCACTTGTAGGTTTTCAGTATATTCCTAGTAGTGATCAAGAGGATGATTGGACTGAATTCAACATCTATTTATTATTATTTTGTTTTAGTTGGAGATGGTTTTAAATGTTAGTTTATTATTAAAAGGTATTCTTTGTTTTATTATTGCTCATATTGGTGCTTTCTATCAATTAAATGGGCAGTTTATTTGGAAATCATTTAGAGATAATGAATGGCTTGTAGCTGCATTTGGATTTCTAATTTCCTTTTTTTATATTTGGGGAACGAAATATACTGTTGAAGCTATGGATGGTTTATTATGGCCTGCCAGGTTTATAGGTTTTGGTATTGGGATGTTCCAATATGCTCTTTTTGTTAGTTATTATTTTCAAGAGGGTATTAATATTAAAACCTGGGTAAGTTTATTTTTATGTTTAATACTTATAAGTATACAAGTGTTTTGGAAAACTACATAATATGAAAGCAATAAAAAAAGTAGTAGGTTTTACAGCGGGTAATTTTGATTTACTACATCCAGGTTATATCTATACATTTGAAGATGCTAAAAAGCATTGTGACCATTTTATAGTATTTTTACATGCCGATCCTTCTGCTTATAGAAGAAATAAATACAAACCAGTAATTCCCTTATATGAAAGATATAGGGCATTGATGTCTATTCAATATGTTGATGAGGTATTTATTTATAAAACTGAGGATGAATTACTAAAATTAATTGAACATTTTAAACCAGATATTAGAGTATTAGGTGAGGATTATTTAGGTAAAAGATTTACAGGTGACCATTTAAATATTCCTGTTTTATATACCAGTAGAGCTCATGGTTGGTCTACTACTAAATTAAAAGATTTAATAACTAAACAAACATACAGACAAAACCCAGATATAATAAATGTCAAAAGTAAGAAATCATAAAACATTTATAGATCATAGAGGTTCATTTACACCTATAGATTTAAAATGTGGTCCTGAATCAGTTAAAAAATGGTTACAAGCCAATATTAGTATTAATCCTGAAAAATATACATTCAGAGGATTACATTATCAATCATTTGAAACAGCACAAAGTAAATATATTAAAGTAGTTCAGGGCAAAATAATAGATTTTTTATATGATTTAGAAACTAAAGAAGTTGAATGGTTTGAATTAAATGATCAGGAAGCTATATTTGTAAATAAAAATAAGGCACACGGTTTTTTAACTTTGGAACCCAATACTATAGTTACTTATTTAACAGATAATTATTACTCCCCAGAACATGAACATAGTATACCTTGGCATTCAATATCTAAAGTAGTTGAAGTAATAATAGGTAAGGTTAACCATGTAGGTGATATAGTAATAAGTGATAAAGATAAGTTAGGTAAATGAATATAGTTGTTACTGGTGGTTTAGGTTTTATTGGTTCAGCTTTTGTTAGATATGCCTCAAACCATGGAGCTCATTGTACTATTATTGATAGTATGACTTATGCAGCTGATCAAAGTAGATTAGATGGATATAATTATGACTTAGTAATAAAAGATATTTGTGAAGATGTTTCTTGGGCTTGCAAAGATGCTCATTATATAGTTAATTTTGCAGCTGAATCCCATGTTGATAATTCAATTAAAGATGGTAAACCGTTTTTAAAATCTAATGTTGAAGGTACATTTAATATGCTTGAAATAGCAAGGCAAATACCTACATTAAAACGATTTGTACAAATATCAACTGACGAAGTATATGGTGATGTAACATATCAAAAAGAATCATCTGAATATGATAGATTGCAACCATCATCCTATTATTCAGCTACAAAAGCTGCCGCTGAAATGTTAGTTATAGCTGCGGGTAGAACATATGATTTACCTCATATTATAACTCGTACATGTAATAATTTTGGTGTTGAACAACATAAAGAAAAATTTTTACCTACTATATTTGAAAGTATAAAAAACGATGTTCCAATTCCAATTTATGGTGATGGTGAACAAGTTAGAGAATGGATGTGGGTTGAAGATAATGTTAGGATTATTTTTGAAATGATGCAAAATAATAGTTTATTAAACACAGGCCCACTTAATATAGGTTCAGGTGATAGATGGACTAATAAAGAAGTAGTACAAAAAGTAGGTGAGTTATTAGGTAAAAAAGTAAAATATAAATTTGTAGAAGATAGATTAGGTCATGATAGAAGATATGCAATTAAAACTAACCTATCAGATTTAGGAAAATTAAAATCATTAGAAGAATATTTAAAAGAACAAGTATGATACCAGTAGTTGGAACATTAATAGTTAACGAGATAAAATGGTTAAAACGACAATTAAAAAGTGTTGATTTTGAAGTTGAAT